ATTTTAGCCTCATCATGGTAAACTCCTACATAATCCTGTACCCATGTACCAATTGCACCTATATGGGAATCTAGTATATCTTGACCTGACATCATTTGCCCCCCGTATTTCTTTTCGTTATCATTAAGTTTGTGTTTAGGTCTATCTAACCTATCCATTGCAAAACCTCTGTAACCTCTGTTGAACATGTGCCTCAACAAGTCTAACCTGTTAGATTCAACCAGTATAGGTGCCCCATAAAACTTAATACATTTTATAACATCCTCAAAAAATATAAACTCATCAGAAGGTCTAGCTAAATATTCTACAACAAACTTGTTTGCAGGGGCACCTCCATCCGGTAAATTTACGGTTTTTCCGTGTATACTTCCTTTTGAACCTTCCCCGTGGGTACTCTTGTACGAAAAGGGGTCACAACCGAACCTCACACAATTTGTGTTTAAAGGGTAGAACTTGCCATTTGACTCCCTAACTCTATTTTGTAGATCAAAAGTGCCATCTGCTCTTGAAGGGAGCCAGCTAACCTTAAACCTACCATCAGGCCTTGGGTGAAACTCTACTTTTGCATCAACAACTCCATCCACCCACTCAAAATTACCAACGGTGAATTTCTCTTCGTCTGCTAATGTTTGGTTATAATCATTCTGCTCTAGTATCTTCTCCATGTTAAAAACACATTCAGTGGCTTCATCCCTCATCATGTGCTCTAAAGTTCTAGGATAAGTTCTTATCTGCTCATTATATGCCCTCTCACTTTGCCTTCTTTTTTGTTCTTCAATAGCTTTTAAATAGTCTAAAGAGCCTTGAACTATTATTTCACCAAATACATTCTTAACTTCCTTCTCTGGTTTTATATCCCAACACTTACCATATATATCGGTAAATTCCTCCATGTTGTTTTGAGCCGGTAGAAAATGGAAGTATAAACCAGTGGCTGTCTTCTTAGTTCTTGGATCCCTCTCTGATACAAATGAGCTTGTAATAAGTTCTACACCCTGTTCCCCACCTTTTGCGTGAAGACCCATGGTGGAACCAGCTAACATTTTACCCTTAACTCTTCCGTTAGGCATCATTGTAGGTGCAACCATACTAAGGTGAGTTATCACATCGTTAGGTGACTCTATTTTAAATACTTCATCTAATATATAGGTATCTAATTTTATGGAGTCATAACTACCGTTCTTAGTATTTCTCCAGTCCATACTTGTGTTCAAGTATTCTGAAATATTTATATCCCTAGACTTCTTTTTTACCTTACTGTTATCAGAAGGGGCACTAAAATATAATTCTTTTGGTGAATCTAATTTACCCCTAACAACTGGCCTAAACCAGAATGGTAAATTTAAAAATGCATAAGATTCCTTTGCAAAAGCTTCTTCACCATCGGCTCCGGACTTACTCATAAGACCGTGCTTTGTATTTGATGTTGAGGTGGCTCTATTAATCTTTACTGCTATAGCACAATACGTAAAACCGGTTCTCCTTGATTTACCAAATAGGATACCTAAACTCCTGTTATCAACTAAACAGGCCTCTATAAAATAAAAAAGGTCTCTTTGAGCCTCCCTGTAATTCATAAACCCCCCATCATCAAGCATCTTGCAATAAGTTAATGCAAAATAGTGGTGGCCAGTTAAATAGGTTGCTACCCCATTATTATAAAACCAAACCCCTTCCATTCTCCTTCTTAACTCTTCTGCAATGTAGTCGTGCCAATCATCTGAATTTGATGTGGTAATTCTAGGTTGTTCTGGTCTTTTCCAATGTTGATCCTTTTTTGGTAGATCATGGAAAAGTATGTCTTTTTTGTTTTCTGGTTCTTGGGGTAGGATTATTAATAAATCGTCAATCTCCCTTGTATCACCTTCTGTACTGTGAGGGTCTATTATTACACCACCCTCAGTATTAAGTCTTTTTTTATAATAAACAGATCTGTCCACAAAAGCACCTTTAGCAAACTTTTCTGGGTAACCAAGTTGAAAGTCATTGTCTTTCATAGTTAAATCTCCGGACTCTAGCTTATCCCTGAGATCCCTTACTTCCCTCTCAATATCTAGTATTGACTCTAGTATTATAGGTTTGGAGTTTATTGCAGAATCATGTTTGTGAGCCTCTAACGTATTAAAATCAATCTCAATACTAAGTGCCTCCCTTAAAATACTCAAGGAAGAATCAGCTGCTTTTACAACACCCTTTATATATTTCTTTATTACCTTATCTGAAGGTTTACTTGGGGAGTCTATCCACCTCTCTATAATCTTCTTTGCACCACTAAGAGAACTTGTTTTAGATTTAGCAATAGATTTCATTCTCTCCGGCTCCACTTCAGAAAGTTTCTGCTCACCTAGGAAGTCAAATTCTAACCCCTTTATTATGGTATCTAATGCTAATTTTATTTCTGTTGAAAGTCCTATCATAGTATTGCTAAAATATCTTTGGTTTTCATCTTGTAATAGATTTCCCCTTCTATTTTAAATTCATGTTCACTGTATTTTGAAAAGGATACTTTACAGCCTGTCTCTAGGCCTTGAGCACGTAAGGCTTTGTTATTGAATGCAACAATACCTTTTTGATGTTCCATACCTTTATAGTCCTTCTCAAGGCCAGAAAGTAGTGCGGTTTCATCTTCTTTAAATGGTATAGGTTTAATGAATACAAATGGGTCTAAGGCATTCCACCCTAAACCACTATCATACATAAAAACTTCAGTTAGTGGTACAAAGTACTTACCACCCCCTAAATAATAGTCCCCGTTTGTTTGGTTTCCATTGACATCATTCTTCTTTCTAAATATATTGTGGTGAGCAATTATATCATCCCCTTCGTTTATAATAACAAAAGATGGGGATTCAACTACCTTAGCTACCCTCACTATACTTTCAATACTCTCTATTGTAGAATTAACTATTAAGGTTTTGTTGTCACCTAGGTCAACTTCATTGTCATATGCCTTATCTAGCTCTACTATTAAATAGTTAAGTGTAGACATTAATCGAAGTTTATATTATTCTCTACTACGACTGGTACATCATAAACCGTTTTCCATAATACACCACCATCACTATTTGATAAGTAAATGTCATACGCTATTTTATCTTGTTTAGCATATTCCCCATTTACTGAGATTTTGGATATTTTATACGGAATGCCTTGTAGGTTCATCTCTTTACCTACTAAAAAGTGCATTGCACCATTTGGATAATCTTTTCCAACTGATATTTTTCTTATTTCTGTTTGCATTATAGTATATTTTAATTTAACCCCTACAAAAGTAGGGGTTTTTACTGTGTGCTAATAATCTAGCTTGTAGCTATTATAAATAATATTACTGGAATAAATAATGTTGCAAAATAATCCCAAGGATCCCCGTCTTCTGTTCTTACAAGTTCTCCATCCACTTCCTTTTTCCTGAAAAATTCATCCCAAACCTCTTTTGCCATTCCTGCTGCAATAGCACATAGGAGTCCAATAGCTGGGGAAAAGTAATAAGCCCCTAATAAATAAGCAAGCGTTCCAGCAACTAAGTGATACAGTTTATCACGTTTCCAAAGATGATTTAAAAGCCATTTTAGCATAATTTCTATTTTTTAATTATTTTTTTAATCTTGTTGTTCTCTGTTCTTGCAAATGTGGCCTTAGAGGTTTCCATTGATGGAATCGCTGTTCCAGAATACTTTTTACCTCCGTACATCCAACTTACCTTTTTACCTTTTCCCATAATTTCTATTTATTTAATATTTATAATTCCATCCCAAACCAACCATCCTAATAATCTTACCCCGTAATATCTGGTATAGTTATCTATATTTCTGAATGAAATCTTTTCAGTTCCGTTGGTAACTTTTGCCCACTTCAACATCTCATCATCGGTGAATTTTTGATCGAACACAACATCGTAATACTGAAAGAGTTCATACATTTCTTCTTTGTTTATCCAAAGAAAATCATGGATTAAATAAGCTAATTCAAAATCACCATCTGGTGCTAAAAACCCCCAAGCAAAACGTGGCACAGTGCTCAAATCCCATTGAAAGCCTTTTGGGATAGTGATGTTCATGCCGTTACTAAGCTGTATTTTAAGGGTAACATCTAGCCT